GCCTGCTGGCCTTGAACGACAGTCGCGCCTGCGGCGGCAGTGCTGGCGACGGCTGCAATGACGGGAAGAGCCTGAGCCATCACAACACCTGCGAATAGACGATATCTTGCGTGCGATATCCCATGCGCGGGAGCATCCGGTCCAGCGTGGTCCTGGGCTTGGCATGCCAAAGCATTATATCCGCACCCCGCTCGCGTGCTATTTCTTCAGTCGCTGCAATAAGCCTTACGCCGGCCATGCCTCGACGGTGCGCCTTGGCCAGGAAAAGCAGCTCATTCTGGCACACCAATAAGCCGCCATAGTGTGAGTGCGTGAACAGGTTATTAATGCTGTAGCCAACCAGATCATCACCCTTGAACAGGCCCAGCGACAGCATGGCACCAGCGGCTTCCAGTGTTTGGTATCGCGCGACGTCAGGCTTGAGGACCATCAGGTCAGGATTGGTGGTCAGCTCTTCGCGGTGCGCCTCGAGCAACGGCCATGCGCGCTCGATCCACTCGGTCGCGACGATCTCGCGCACCACGGCGCTCATAGCCGTTCCAGGGGGTTATACTCGCCCCGCTCGGTGCGGCGTTCGTTGGCTGCAAAGAAACGCTCGCGCTCGCTGCGCGGAGCCACTGGCGCGGCGAAGGTCAGAGCCAGGGCGTCGCCGAGATCGGGGCTGGGAAGACCGCGCGCCTTGAGGTCGTCTTTGCTCTCCAGCACGCGCTTGCCCTGCGGGCTGAAACTGTAGGTCGGCGCGGCCAAATCCTGCTTGAGAGCCACATCATCGGGGATCGCGCCACCGAGGCGCAACCAATCGGCCATGGCGCTCCACATCTCGGCGCGCTTGTCGCGATAGGCCTCATCGATCGGCTTGCCGCCGAACCACACCTCGACGACATTGTGTCCCAGTTGCCGCAGGCGATCGATCACGCCGGAGCCATTGCCGGCATCGACGAATACCGCATCGGGCCGCCACTCTGCGATCTTGGCCGCGACGCGGTTGGCCAAAGTCATATTGTCCACACCGCGCATCACGATCGGCGGCAGGGCCACCATGCCTTGACGGGGGAAGATCACGGATCGATCATCGCCAAAGCGCGCGGGATCGACGCCAAGGATGCGCGGCGCGAAAGCGTATTCAGGCTCACGGTAGTGGCGCTGCGTGGCGGCCTGGACGTCGGACAGCGAGATGAGCTGATCCTCGCCGGCGGCAGAGAAGTCGCACAAATACTCGCGAGAGAAGGACGTCTCGCTCATGTCCCGGCGCAGGCGCGCGATCTCGTCCTGGGCCAGGGCGTCGGTGTCGTAGACAGTGTAGAGAGCGGCATGCCAATCGGGCAGTGAGCCAGCGCGGAAATAGAGTTCGGAAAACAGGTTAACGCCGCTCGGTGTACCAATGAACAGCGCCCAGCCCTGGCGATCGGACAGCGCGGGCTGCAGAATATCCTGCCACACCTCAGGCTTGATCTGAGCCACCTCATCAATGACAACGCCGTCGAGGCGCACGCCCCTCAAAGCGTCAGGGTTGTCGCCGCCGAAGATGCGGATCGTTGCCTTGTTGTGCCGAAACGTAACCGACAATTCGCTTTCGTTGATCGCCACGGCCTCATAAACCAAAAGCGGCGCGAGGCGCTGCTTTAGCCTGGCCCAAGCGATGGTCTTGGCTTGCTTCAAGAACGGCGCGACGTAGACATAGTAAGGCAAATCCACCTGCGCCCGTAGGGCCGCATGGATCAGCTCCATGAGAGCGACCTCGGTCTTGCCGGCGCGGCGATGCAGGGCCAAGACCGTAAAACGCTTCTTGCTGCGATGGCACTCGGCCTGCCAAGCGCGGGGGTAATAGTTGAGGGCGACCTTAGTCTGAGCCATCAAGCACGCCCGTGTAGACGACCAACGACAGCGCCCCACCATCATGCCCTGAGATCGGTTGCGTGGCTTTGCCGTAGCCTCGATCAATAAGCTCTTTGATCGCGGCGACGCGTGTAGCCTCGTTGTCGCTTCCAGGCTGCTTGGTCAAGCCAGCAATGCGAGCAAGCTCAAAGACAGCTTCAGGACCGTATTGTCGAGCAAGCTCTTTGATCTCAACGGTGGCCTTGTTCGGAATGCCTTTTCTGCGCCCGCTGTTAGCTGGGCGTGGCGTTCCAGGCTGTGGTCCTCTGGCGCCCATAGAAAATTCTAATTTCTGCTTTTCGCCGTCTTCGCCGAAGCCTTGAAGGCCGCAGCGGTCGGCGCTCCTTTTGACCCTGGCTTACGCATTGTCTCGCCGGAGCCTGCTTTGATGCGGGCTCTTTTAGCGTTGATGTTTGCGTACAGTCCGGGCTTTGCCATGTAACAGCCGTGCCTCCCTATTGCGGCGGAATTGGGGCAGTGACGGCAGACACGTCAGGGACTAGGGCGGTCAAAACCGTAAAGCCCCAAGCGGCCCAAGCGGGAAGCTGCGCGCCGATCCAAAGCAGTGCGCCAAGGAGCAGGGTGCCAAGCACGGTGAAACCGGGTGGTAGGGAGAGGGATAGTTTCACAATTTTACTCCTCGGCGCTTTGTAAAGCGTCAATCGCTAAGCCGGCGGTCATACCGCCCTGGGCGACGTTAGCACCCGCCTGGATTGCTCGCTCGTTTTGCTGAAACATCAAAGCATTGACAGCGATCGACAACACGACGCCGACCAGTAGGCCGCCCGTTGCGCCGATCACCTTGCCGCGCCAATAGGCCGCGCCTCGGATCTCGACATCATTGAGGCGGTGGCGTTCGTCAAGCCGGGCGATCTCTTGCAAGTGTTCGGCGCGCGCGCCTTCGAGGCGATCGGCAAACCTAGCTTCAGCCTGGGCTTCGCCGTCCCGCCGCCCCGTCTCGTACCGCTCACGACCCCATTGGTCTCGTTTGGCTGCTGCGGCCTGAACGGCGGCGGGGTTGCCGATGGCCGACATCAGAAGCTAGCCGCGCCGTTGGTAACGACCGGCCCGTCGGACACGGCCCCAAGGTCAACAAAACCACCGCCTTCGTCAGCGGCAATGGTCAACCCGGTCGCCTTGTCGGCCTCAAGCAGAGCCGCCACGGCAGCCGCGCGCTCCGTCATGCGATCGACAATCCCGGCCTCGCGCTCTTCGAGATTGGCCAACGCCTTGCGTTGGATCGACAACTCGGCCCGCACGCGCCCCAGCTCGGCCCGGTCTTCGATTTGGCGTTGCGCCAGCTCCAGGTGATTGCTCACGATCAGCCCCTCATTGCCCTTGCTGAACAAACTGTGGCCGCACCAAAACCTGATTGCGTGTGCGTGTCAAGCGCGCCGAGATCCACTCATAGGCGGCAACGTCCAAACGAAAACCAAAACCATAAACGGGTGTGGCGATCGGGCCTGTCGCGCCAAGCTCGCGCAGCGTCTTGCGAGCGCGGTGCAGTTGGACGTCAATCAATTTCGGATCGGCGTCATCCTTGGCCGCGCGACGCAGGAGCATGAGGCGTTCGCGATGGAGCGCGGCGGGGTAAGCGTCGTAGAGCGCGGCGATTAGCAGGGCCGGGGTCGTGGCCAGCCGGGGCGCGATCATCTCCAGGCCCCACATAACGGGATGTAGCTCGTCATGCAGGGCCTGGCGAATCTGACGCAGCTCTTCTTCCAGCTCGGCATATCTCTGCGCCCACTCTGAACACTGACGCTCCAGTTCATTGTTTCTTACAATCAAGTAATGTTCAGACATTTTCTATACCCCGCATTTTACAAAACGGCTCAAAACTCACTCACTGCCCCCAACACTCACTTTTTCGCTGATTCACTCACCTCACTCCCCTATAAGGGAGTGAGTGAAAGTGAGTGAGTGAATCGCGCAAAAGTGAGCGTTTTTGTCACCGGTCACCAGTGAGTGAAAAGTGAGGTGAAAGTGAGCGGTGAGCGAAGTGTGCAAACCTGACCACTTCCCTCACTTTCGGTCACTAGTGACTCACCGGTGAGCGAAAGTGAGTTAATCGTCAACCCCTTGGTTTTTAACAATAAGTGCCAAAGCCGACGCCCAACCCGGCTCAATAATGACCCAGCCTACCCTTTCACCGTCCTGGCCGGTGCTTCTAATCCAGTCCGCATTGGTTAAGGCATGGATCAGCTTCCCCTCTGAGCCTGGGGCGAGCATGTTTTTGATCGCTCCGGGCTTGTAGCCGTCGGCCTCAAGCAACGATTGCAGGGCAGAACGGGCAATGAAGGGGCTGCCTTCGACCCACTGGCTGCTTCCAGCCTCCCATGCGCGGCTCATTGTCTTCTGGTGATGGTGGAGCTTGTTGGGTTTTCCGCCCTCACCGGGCTCACTTGTGACCTCACCAGTGACCTCGATGACCGCGCTGGTGACTGGCTCGCCATCCTCATCGAGCCATCCTTCGATGGCGACAGACGTAAGCTGGGCGCTAATGGGCGGCTTCAGCTCGGCGTCTTTGGATTTGCGCTGGACAAGCTGCAACCTGCCACCGTCACCGGGGACGACGCTGATCTCGATGTCCAGCGCGCCCCTCCAGGCGCTAGATCCTCTCGCGCGGTGCTGTGCCTCTTCGCTGACGCCGGTATGATGAACAAGAAGGACGGCGCATCCAAACTCGCGCATCAGCGCCGCGCAGGCATCCAACATCAATTTGGCGTCCTGAGCGCTGTTCTCGTCGCCGCGCAGGAAGCGGTGCAGGGTATCCACCACAATGATAGCCGGCACGGACGGCAGGGCTCGGATATGCTCGATCGTGGCCTTCAGCCCGCTTGGAGTGTTAAGATCGACGCCGCTCTGACTGAGCCACATGGATAGGCTTGTGGCCCCATGGCGTTGTTTCCACGCCGCAATCCTTCCGCGCAGGCCGTGGTGTCCTTCGCCCGCGAGGTAGCACACAGACCCAGGCTTGACCTTATGGCCGTTCCAATCGGTCAGCCCGGCGGCCATGTGCAAAACCCAATCAAGGACGGCAAACGTCTTGCCCCCGCCAGAAGGGCCATGCACCATGATCAGCGCATTAGCTTGCAGCCAGCCCTTGACCATCCATTCGATCGGGGCGGGTTGGCTTGCAAAATCATCGGCGGGGATCAGCCAATCGTAGGTCGGCGGTGACAGAAGGGTCGAGAGGTCGTGGCCTGCGGCGACATAGTCGTTGGCGTCGCCAGTAATCGGAATGACGATGACGCTTGCGCCGTGCTTGGCTGACGCTTGATCTGCGTACTTTTGGCCGGTGCCGCTGGCGTCATTGTCGGCCACGATCACAACGCGGGCCTGGGGGTGAGCGGCGACGATATGGCCAGTGACAGGAACCAGGTTGGAGGCGCTATAGGCTACAATGCACGGCCTGCCCGTCACCTCATAGATGGTGGCGGCGGTCGCGAAACCCTCGGCGATGTAGATCAGCTCGCCCTCAACAGCCCCGATCGCCCAATACCGACCGCCTGTTGTGCCGCCTGCGTGATAGAGCTTGCCTCCGTCTGCGTCTATATACTGCAGTGACGACAGCGCGCCGGCCTCATCAAAGAGCGGGGCCATTAGCCGCCCGTCTCCTGTGATCCGCAGGCCATGGGCCTTGACCCTCTTTCTGGCGAGGTATGGGTGGTCATCGCTGGCCGCGCCCGCCTGGCTCCAAATGACGTCTACAGTCTCGGCGGCTTGGGCGGCCTTGGCATCGCGTGCCTCCCGCGCCTCACGCTGACGGCGCATCACCGCCATCTGCTCTTGCGGAGTCAGCTCGCGCCCCACATCAGCGCGAAAATTTTGACTGACGCCCGAACGCCAATCGCCAAACGCGCCTGCGCACACGCCCTCTGCGTAAAACACATACCAGCCCGGTTTGTCATGACCGCCCTGGCCTTTGCTCCCCGTCGCAAACCGATGCAGGTTGCCGTCCAGAATGATCCTGTCGGGCGGGGTCACGCCGGCTTGAAGCATCGCGTCTCGGATCTGATCATCGATCGGCTTTGCCGTCGGCGGGCTCCAGGGGCCGCCAAACACCCTTGTCAGGTCGGTCATGGCCGCCCTCTTTCAAAGTAAGCGCTCAGCGCTTGAGCCGTCCGCATGCTTACGCCGCCTCCCTTGGAAAGCCGTAGGAGTGTGCTGTAGCCCACACCCGTCGCTCGGCTTACGGCCCGCAAATTGCGGTCCACGAGTGCAAGCCTGATTTGGTCGATCGTCAACATCTATCGCCTCAATGATAAAAAAAGTGGTCGCCCCTGTTGACAGAACCGCTCACCAAAGGCAAGACAGTTTTGCCCGACCGGATTGGCCGACTGGGCGCAACGAAAGAAACGACAATGGCTATACAACTGAAGCGCACGGGCGCCATTGCCCGTGATGGCGTCAAGCTGCTTGTGTACGGACAAGCCGGCGCAGGCAAAACCTCTCTGATCCCCACCCTACCCAACCCAATCGTGTTGTCAGCCGAGGCTGGTTTGCTGTCGATCGCCGGGGCCGACGTGCCCTATATCGAAATCAGTGACATCGGAGACCTGCGGGAAGCGTTGTCTTGGGTCAGCCGCAGTGACGAGGCTCGCGCTTTTGAAAGCGTGGCCCTCGACAGCATCAGCGAGATTGCCGAGGTGGTGCTGGTCGCTGAGAAGCGCGTGGCCAAAGATCCACGCCAAGCCTATGGCGCAATGCAGGACGCCATGGCTGAGTTGATCCGGTCATTTCGCGACCTGCCCGGCAAGCACGTTTATATGAGCGCCAAGCTCGAGAAGCAGGCCGACGAACAAGGCCGGCTACTCTACTCGCCCAGCATGCCCGGCAACAAAACCGGCCAAAGCCTGCCTTACTTTTTCGACGAAGTGCTGGCCTTGCGCGTCGAGAAAGATCCCGACGGCGCAGTGCAACGGGCGCTGCAGTGCGACGGGGATGGCCTGTGGCAAGCCAAGGACCGCAGCGGCAAACTTGAGGCGTGGGAGCCTGCTGATCTGGGGCATATCATTCGCAAGGTGCAATCATGAGGTCGCTACCCCAACAATGGATTGAGGCCAAAGAAGCCGAGGCGCGGGCCATTGCGCAGCGGCGGGCCGTCGAAGATCAGATGATCAAGGCCAATCTGCGCGAAGCTAAGGGCTACCGCATTCGCATTGCTGAGCGAGACAACTGGCGGGTTGACAGCGACAAGCTGCAAACCTTGGCCGAGGCTCACGGGCTAAACATTCACTTAAGCACGCTGTTTCGCTGGAGGCCCGAAGTGGACATGCGCCAGTGGCGCTCTGCCGACGGCAAAATCACCAAGCCCCTGCTCCCGGCCATTACTATCACCCCAGGCCGGCCATCGTTCACCATCACAAAGGAGGACTAACAATGAAGCTGCATCAAACCTTCACCCTGGACGATTTGCCCGTCGGCGGTGGCCAATACGATCCTCTGCCGCCTGGCTGGTACCACGCGCGCATTGTCGAGGCCGTGGGCAAGACCACCAAGGCCGGGACTGGAGAATATATTGCGGTTCGGTACGACGTCACCGGCCCTAGCCATCAGGGGCGCGTGGTGTACGGCAACATCAACCACTCCAACCCCTCGGCCAAGGCGGAGCAGATTGGCCGCCAGCAGCTGGGCGAGCTGATGCGGGCAATCGGGCTGACCAAGATTTCAGACACTGATCAGCTTGTCGGCGGGGTCTGTGAGATCAAGGTTGATATCCGCAAGGGCGACGGCCAGTACGCCGATAGCAATGAGATTAGAGCTTGGAAGGCTTTGTCTGCCGGCGTTCCTGCCTCGGTCGGCGAAACCCCCGCCGCGCCTGGCGCGGCCACGCAAGCCGCCCTGAGCCGTCCGACCCCGCCATGGCAGGCCAAGAAGTGAGCGCCTTGGCGGATCCCCAGCACACCGTTGTCACCCTGATCGACAATGCTGTGCGAAACCAAGACAGGGCGGGGCGCAAGCCTCGCCCGCATCTTGGAGCATCCATGTTGGGGCATGAGTGCGATCGTTGGTTGTGGCTGAGCTTT